ACGGGGGTCAACGGGTTCTACAAGATCCTTGATCGGTCAGTCACGACCAAGCTCACCATCGAACTCGCCCACGTCTCCGGCCTCGGAACCCCGACCGTGTCGCTGGTGAACTCGGACATCACGCTGGCGACGCAGACCATTCCGGCCGGGACGATGAATCTTGGCATGGTGCTGGAACTAGACATCTTGGTCGAATGCACTGGCAGCGCAAACAACAAGACGGTCAAGGCCAACCTCGGCTCGGCCGCCTGGTATTCGCAGACTTTCGCCTCGAGCTTCCAGAGCCTGTGCGTTGAGAAGAAGGCATGCGTCATCAGCCCAACGGACATCATCTCCAACGCGCTGGCCGCGCCCGGACACGGGACCGCCACGGGCGCAATTGTCACGATGACCCCGTCTGGCGGCGTTGGCGCAGCACAGGATCTGACCATTGTCGGCAGCCTTGCCAATGCAGGGGAGTTCATGACCCTGCGTGCTTGGGGGCTGAAGATCAACGGGTATTAACAGTACCCGTAAGCATTAGCCACAGGGATACAGTCCCGCCGTGAGCAATTACGACCCCCTCGACCTGCGGGGCCAGGAGCGCGACAGAGCCGACAAAGAGCTCCGTGAGCGTCTGGAACGGCAGAACGAGGAGGCCGACGTGAAGTGGCTCATGTCCAGCAAGCGAGGCCGTCGCATTGTGTGGCGGCTGCTGGACCAGGCGGGCGTGTTCCGCAGTTCCTTCAACACCAACGCGATGTCGATGGCATTCGCGGAGGGCGGAAGGAACTACGGGCTGCGAATGCTCGGCATGGTCCATGCGCTCTGCCCGGAGCAATACCCGGCAATGATGAAGGAACAGGCACACGATGAACGAACCAACGATGATGGAAACGGCTGAAACCAACACCACAGCCGCTCCCGCATCCGATGCTGCCGCAGTTGTCTCGGCGACGGCCGAGAAGCTCTACGGCAGCGAGCAGAAGGCGACCACGACCCAGGGCCGGCAAGCCGCGGATGCGGCCGCTGCCGGCAAGGCTCCTGAAGCCAACGACGCCAAGGCCGCCGAGGCACCAGCCGACGCCAAGCCGACCGCGCCGGAAACCTACGAGTTCAAGGCACCGGAGGGTCGAACGTTCGACTCCGAGGTCATCGCCGAGTACTCGAAGGTGGCGAAGGAGCTGAACCTGTCGCAGGAAGCCGCGCAGCGCGTCCTTGACGCAGTCGGCCCCAAGCTGGCTGAACGTCAGGCGGCGCAGATCGAGGCCGTCCGCACCGGATGGGCCGACAGCAGCAAGGCCGACAAGGAGTTTGGCGGCGAGCGTCTGTCGGAGAACCTGTCCGTGGCGAAGAAGGCGCTCGATGCGTTCGGCACCGCCGAACTCCGCAGCCTGCTCAACGAGTCCGGCCTCGGGAACCACCCGGAAGTGATCCGGTTCATGTTCCGCGCCGGGAAGGCGATCAGCGAGGACAGCATGGTGACGGGCACCAAGGGCGACGCCAAGTCAGCCAGACCCCGCTCGTTCAATGACCTCGCCGACGCCCTGTACTCCACCAACACCTAACCCCACGAAGGGAATCACACAATGGCAACTCTCTCTACCTCAAATCTCACGCTCGCCGACTGGGCGAAGCGTACTGATCCGGACGGGAAGGTTCCCGTCATCGCCGAGCTCCTCTCGCAGTCCAACGAGATTCTCGAGGACTGCGTGTTCAAGGAGGGCAACCTGCCCACCGGCGAGCGCGTCGTCATCCGCACGGGCCTTCCTGCCGTGTACTGGCGCGCCCTCAACCAGGGCATCCCGAACAGCAAGAGCACGACTGCCCAGGTCGATGAGGCCTGCGGCATCCTCGAGGCCCGCAGCGAGGTCGATAAGGATCTCGCCATGCTGAACGGCAACACCGCGCAGTTCCGCCTGTCCGAGGACAATGCGTTCCTCGAGGCCATGAACCAGACGATGGCCACGACGCTGTTCTACGGCAACCCGTCGTCTGATCCGAAGCAGTTCCTCGGCCTCGCGCCGCGGTACAGCGACATCGGCAGCGGCTCGCCGAACAACTCGCAGAACATCATCTCCTGCGGCGGAACGTCTGCCGGAGCGCAGACCTCCGTGTTCCTCGTCGTCTGGGGCGACAACACCGTCTACTGCCCCTTCCCGAAGGGCTCGACGGCCGGCCTCATGCACGAGGATCTCGGCGAGCAGACCGTCTACCTCGACAGCGGAACGAGCCGCATGCAGGCGCTCGTCACCCGCTACCAGTGGAAGAACGGCCTGGTCGTGAAGGACTGGCGCTACGTCGTTCGCATCGCCAACATCGAGGCTGCCGACATCCGCTCGGCCAGCGGTACGCAGGCGGCCACCGCCTCGACCAACGTCATCAGCGCGATGGCGCGTGCTCTCTACCGCATCCCGAACATGGCGATGGGCCGTGCGGCGTTCTACATGAACCGCACCGTGCACAGCGGCCTGTCCGTGATGGCACTCGACAAGAGCGACGCCGTTCTTGCCGTCAACCAGGGTCTGTCGCAGTTCGGCACGCCGTACAGCTGGCTGTCGTTCCTCGGCGTCCCGTGCCGTCGTGTCGATTCCATCGTCAACACCGAAGCCGTTGTCTCCTGATAGAGCACAACGATAAGGAAGGAAACAAGCAATGATTACTGATCGTCTTCTCGTTGTGTCGGGCAGCAACAACCCCGGCAGCGCAATCTCTGGACAGGGTCCGATCACGGCAAACGCCAACTCCACGGACATCTTGAGCCTCGCCACGATCACCACGGCCATCGCCAACAACGGCGGTGCCCGCGACATCGGTCAGGGCGAGAACCTCTTCATGGTGTTCACCGTGGTCGTTGCTTTCGCCGGAACCGGAACCGTGGACATGCAGATCGTCACGGACGACAACGACTCGATTTCCTCGCCGACCGTCATCGGATCGACCGGGGCCATCGCCGTTGCCAGCCTGACCGCCGGCGCGCAGTTCGTCGTCCGCATCCCGCCGCTGGTCGCAAGCCTCGGCGAGCAGTTCCTCGCGGCCCGTTACGTCGTCACGTCGTCTCCCACCACCGGCACGATCCTCGCGCAGGTTGTCGAAGACATGCAGGACGGCCGCAAGTTCTATCGTTCCGGCTTCTCGGTCTGATAGGAGGAAGCCATGCCGAAGCACCGCGCACTGGAGAACTGCTTCATCGACAACTGCTATCGCCGCGAGGGCGACGTATTCGAGTACTCGGGACCGCCTTGCGCCGTCCTGGAACCGCTCGAGAAGGCAGCTCCCGTCGATGATGCGGATACGGCAGAGGGGCCGCGGCTCCGACGCAAGTCCAAGGCCATTGCATCGGAGTAAGTCCTCAATGAGTTCGTGAACAGGGAGGGGCGTCGGCGGGAAACCACGGCGCCCCTCCCGTCCTACGGGAGGTCGTATGCCCTCGGTCGTGGAAATCTGCAACCTCGCGCTCGCGCACCTCGGTGACGATGCCACTGTCGCAAGCATCGACCCGCCGGAGGGATCAGCGCAGGCCGAGCACTGCGCCCGGTTCTACCCGAGCGCACGTGACATGCTCCTCCAGATGCACACGTGGTCGTTCGCATCGCGGCGCGTCAGCCTCGCGCAGGTGACGATGCCGTACACCATGTGGAAGTATTCGTACGCATGCCCTGGTGACATGATGACCGCCGTGGCTGTGCTTCCGCCAGACGCGGAGAACGATTACTCCGTCCGCGCATACCCAGCCGACCGCTACGGCTTCGGATGGACGAACCCACCCATCACGACCGCCGGCGTGTACGTGCCGCAGGAATACGTGATTGAGACGGACACGCTCGGGAACAAAGTCATCTACACGAATCAAGAGAATGCGCTCCTGCGATACCAGGCGCTCGTGAGCGATTCGACCAAGTTCGACCCGATGTTCACCATCGCATTGTCGTGGCAGCTCGCGTCATTCCTTGCCGGTCCGGTCGTGAAGGGCGAGGAAGGTGCACGGCAGGCGCAGCGATGCCTCCAGATGGTCGCGATCTACCTCGGACAGGCCCGCATGTCTGATGCCAACCAGCGCGACGTGAAGCCCGGTCACATCACTTCCTGGATCTCTGGACGCTGACATGGCACTGACCCGCACCTACACACGGTCCTTCGCGGGCGGCGAGGTTTCGCCCGAGATGTGGGGGCGGATTGATGACGTGAAG